TTTCTTACTAGAATAGATCTCCAGTATATAACTGAATCCCTAATCCAGTCTGATAATATCTCGATTGTGTTTTCTTTGTTTAACCAAATCCTTGAATGATCTAATCCTAATTGTCCTGACCATTCTTTGGTAAATGATTTCTCAGCATCTCCCCATATTACTATACCCCCACATTCTTGGGCTCCATAAGCAAAATCCTGAGCTAATAAAGTTTTACCCCCAGACTCAGTCCCAAATAGTTCAACTATCCTACCATAAGGAATACCACCACCAAATTGTCGATTAACGGCTAATACTCGAGAAGGAATCCAAAACCTAATCTCCTCTTGATCTGAAACCAAACCACCACCATATTTTTTAGATATGGCGGCGGCAGTTTCAATCTTTATAGCACTTGAATTTTTCTTTGCCATTGATTATTTCTTTTTCTTTACTATTTTTTTCTTTTTCTTAGGAGCTTCCTCTTCCTTAGCTTTGAAATCATTCTTAGCCTTGGCTTTGTTTTTCTCCTTGTCCTTAGAATCTTTTTTCTTTTTCTTAGGTTTATCATCATCATCATCGTCATCATTTCCTAAGAACTGGTCGATTTTAGATTTAACCTCCTCGTAAGGTTCAATTAAGCCTCTAACCAATTTGCTTAAGTTAACTGGCTTCTTAGCATATTCTTTATCAAGGGGAGTATTCTTACATGCAACTACTGAATATTCAGTGTCATTTTTACCCTTACCAGTACGAACGATTTTGATGTCGTATCCATTTTTAGGATCTGTCATATCTCCCCATTCATCCTCATCAAGGTAAAGATCAATAATGGATTGATATACACCAGCTGGAATCTTCATCAGTTTTCCTGATTTATCTTTGTCAACTGATTTACCTTTATCATCTGAATAAACTACTACAGGGATGATATAGGCTTTCTTTGGTGATAATTTCTTGGCTAATTCCAAATCATCATCATCCTTAGAATTCTTAAGATCATGGTAGGCTTCCATTGCTGGACATTCTTCATCAAATGTAGATGCTGAATAAATTCCTTTCAATTTCTCATTAAGATAGAAGTAAGTAACCTCAAATCCTAATTCATCATCATCAATTGGTGGGATCCTTACACGAGTGGTACCTTCTTTAAGATAAAGGACTTTCCCGCCTTCTCCTCTGGATTTCATTTCTTCTTTTTGCTTTTTAAGCCTTTCCTTCAATGTCAATTTTGCCATCTTTTAAAAATTTAGTTATTGTTATTTTTCTGCTCTTACGTTTGCTGATAGAGATTGTATCAGACTTGATCTTTGTTCGAAAGCCATTACACAGGAATTAATATCATTATAATCCTGTTTGGCTTTTAAGAAGCTTTGAGATGCCTCTATATAACTTTTGGCTGATAATGCTTTTTGAACAGCAGCTTTATCACTGTAAGGTCTGTTTGTACTTGGATTGATAGCATCTGATGTTTTTAAATAGTTGTGAGCATATACTTTATCCTTTTGTATTTCAAGGTCCTCCTTAGTGGTTAAAAGCCTGTTTCTCAAAAGCAATAGAAAACCATAATATGAGGGTTGCTCTTTAAGCTCCTCGTTTAGTTTCTTAGGGTTAATACTAAGTTCTTCATTTAGGTTAAATCTAAATGTTTCCCCGTTATATTTAATCTTTATTTCATTAACCTTGCTTTTAGCTGATATTTCGCCTAATCTTTTTGCCATTGTATTATAGTTTATTTTAAATAGTATACATTTAAGCTGCTTGCTTTAAGTAGTTATCCACTATTTCAGTGTAGTCTATTTCCTTATGGTAAGTTTTTAGTAACCCCCAGTTTTCATGAGATACCTCGAAGTCAACTTGCATTTTAACAGAATCAATCTGGAACCCAAACCATTCTTTAGTTTCAGGATTAGAACAAATATCTTCCAGTATGGGTACTACCCAATGAACATCCGCTGGATCTAGGAAGAAACCTAGTGAATCATGTACTGTATAACATTGGTTCATATCTTTTGGTAATTCTCCCCTCTGTATTTTCTCCCATATAAGTATAGATGAGAATAAGGTGTAATCTGATGCTGCCCCCTGAATAGGTGCATTCACCGATTGTCTTTGTGCCTCAGCTACCTTACCCCAATCATCAGACCAGATGTTATTAAGCCTTCTCTTACGACCAAATAGGTTATATACAAATCCATGCTTAGCAACATATTTCTGTTGTCTCTGAATGTGTTTCCATATACCTGGGAATTGTTTCTTGTAACCAGCTAAGTAATCTTCAGCTTCTTCTAATGAACATTCCATACCAAGTGATAATTTCTTAGCTGTTTGACCATAGATGATACCAAAGTTAATTGTCTTAGCATACTTACGTTGTGTTTTAATCTTAGTAAACATAGGATCTGTTTTATCCTCTTTATCCAAGATAGCCTTAGCCCAGTCGTAATCCCATTTATTCTTATCACATGCAACAGAAAGGTGGATATCCCTTCCATCCCTAAACCATTGTAACATTGTTACCTCATTTGCTTGTGCTGCTGCAACCCTTAACTCAGCTTGGGAGTAATCCAGCTGGAGTAGTATTTTTCCCTTGGGAGGAATAAACATTTTCTTTATATCCGAGTTGGTTGTATCCCTAGGAATATTTTGAAGATTTGGGTTAGCACTGGAAAGGCGACCAGTAACTGTATTAGAATTGATATGGTTTGATAGTGTAACATAACTGTTTTTACAATTTACTGAAATATCAAATATAGGCTTTTTTCCTATATATTTGACCTTATCAATATAAGCAATATAAATATTAGACCAAGCCTCTTCTTTATCTATCCTAGAAACTTGTTTAGGTGATATGTTATAGGTTAAAGCTATATCTTTTTGATTATAATCCTTAGAGAGATCATGTAATATATTACCCACTGTTATAGTATCCAATTTAGAATTACCATTTATACCCCCCTTAGTATAAGAACTTCTTATATTAATATAATTTTTCTTTATATTATCACTTCTAGTTAATAATTGTAGGTTACTCAGATGATCATTTAATTTATTATGATCTTTGTGGTCTATTTCATAACCTTCAGGTATAATACCTTTGAAAGCTTCCCATACAAGGTTTGATATTTTTTTCTGATGCCTTCTTCCATCATTTATCCTTAATCCCACTCTGTAATACCCCTTTACTATCCTTGGTAGCATTTCATGGGGATTATTATAATCTAATTTACCTTGGGCACCTTTTATTTTTAAACTGTATAACTTCCCTGTATCTGATACTATATAACCTGGGTAACCTGGTATATCTTTAAACTGTGTTTCATCAGCCAATTTACCTTGTGTTGTATGTTTTAATCCTACATCCTTTAGATAAGATGTATCATTCATTATTAAGGGTATATTGTGTTTGATAATATAGGACAATTTCTTCATACCCTTAATAGTTAGGAATTTATGCTCTTTTGTACATTTTATTATTTCACCACCATCGGTAGTAACTTTGTAAGTTTTTTGTATTCCCTTATTTATACCATGTGTAATATGTTCCCAAGTACCTTCATGAGATAATACAAATAAACCTTTGTTTTCTATATTTATTTCACCCATATCTTTAGGGCATATATCTTCTATCCTTATATCCCCCTGTTTACATAATAGTTCGGTATCCCCTGTTACACAACCATGTAATAAGAATGAAGCATGGATATAGTTGTCAGTAGATAGTTTTTCCTTGATACCAATGATATAGGTAGAATACAATTTTGTAGTTCCTCTATACTCTAATAATGTTTCTATAAATCCGGATGGATCCATTGGTTTTAATTCCTCTAATACAGATTCATCAGTTGAAGGATTTTCACTCTCTTTTTTGGTTTTCTTATCAACCGTATACCTTACTACCTTGAACCTAAATCCAAATTTCGAAGTAAAGAACAAAGCCTTCATTTGATCTGGTGAAGCAAAGTTAACGGGTAATAATAATTTGAGATCACTTTTAGATGTTAGGTCTCTGGATATGTATTTATCAATTTTCTCATTACGAGTTCTGATGCTTTTTGTCTTGGAATTGAATACTTTGGTATTTCCTTCTTTTTTAGCCTTAGCTGCTTCATCTTCTAAAGCTTCAATTTCAGTTTCAACCTTAATTATAGCTTTCTTTATCCTTTCCTTGATTAGAGAATTTTCGAATTTCTTAATGATTGGGTGATTGCTTAATTTGAGTTCTAGTTCTTTAATTTTGTCTCCATAAGTGATTACCAGAGATTCTAAGAATGGTTCATCTATTGGTATCCCTTTCCTTTCAGATTCTGCAATGACTCTGGCTCCCATCATCATCATATTCCTGAATAATTTGTAGAAGTTATTTTTTATCAATAACCTTTCAAAGAAGAACATCAGCCTTAGAGTTAAATCACAGTCTAAACCACAATATTTCCCTAGTTCATCTAATGGTACATTACTCCAGAATTCGATTATCCTTTCTCTTGCTGCAATTGTGTTCTTTTTACCAGCTGGTTGTCCCGGGAGATCATAACCAGCATATTCAGGAATAAACATTGCAACATTAGATTTCAAGTCATTAGGTCTTTCCTCTTTAAGAAGGTATTTAGCTAACATCCCATCAAATACTCTTCCCCGCATGGTTATCCCATAAACACTTAAAACGTTCATCTCAAATTTAACGTTCCATGCTACCTTTACTATTTCAGTATTCTCTAATAGCTCATCCCCGACTAATTTTAGTAATTTCTTCCATCTGCCTCCTTTTCTGAATTTAGATTCTTTGTGGGCTAAAGGTAAAATGTATGAAATTCCGGGTTGAAATGATATACCGAGTATAGTGGGTAAAAACAGAGGATGGTAGAACTCTCTACCATTTGTTTCAAAATCCAGAGAACAATAACCAGTAGCCTTACATTTGTCTATAAGCTCAAGGAGTTGTCTTTTGTTCTTTATATACTTGTTGGTGTTTTTCATGGTTCTATGTCAAGCTGTTATAATCAAGTACTTCTACTTCATTATTATTTAGTTTATATAGTCCAGTGATATCTCTGTATTCTTCTAAATATACCACTGTTTTTATTCCTGATTGAATGAGTAATTCTGCACATTTTTCACAGGGTGATAAAGTTACATATAAAACTGCTCCATCTGTCTTAATTCCATTTTTAGCACAAAATCCGATAAGGTTAGCTTCTGCATGAACCGTATGGGTAACTCCATTTTCATCCATGCTCTTATTATGGTCATAGTTTGGGAGTACTCCATTATATCCAGTGGCAATTATCCTGTTGTCTAACAATAATACTGCCCCAACATGTTTTTTGGGGCAGGTGGATCTTAAAGAGGTTAGCTTGGCTACCTCCATGTTATATTCTTCTCTACTTATTCTCTTCTTCAGTTCCATAAATATCTTTTAGTTTGTTTTCTTTTTTAACTAGAGCATAGGTATCATTCTCAAATAAGTGTAAATTAGCAATTTTCATGTTCAAGGTTCCTAATTTAACCAATACACTGCCTTCAAGGGC